ATAATTAAAAATATCTTCTTATATATAAATTATCATCCTATCTTTCAACAAGTTATTTAAAACTTAAACTATCAATGTAAAACATACGTAAAACAATTAGTCAAATTCATTATTCTACCTACATTCTTACGTACAAATATACAATAAATTTTATGATTCCTGCAACACATAATTTATCGCTTCCTCGGTTGCTTTCTCCCTCTCAACTTCCAATTCAGATGATAACCTACTTATTAAATCTATATTACCCGTAACGGCTGACTTCTCCTTCCCCGATTCATCTTTAACCGTCAGACAATAATGCCCGTAACCGATAAATTCTTTCGATAGAGTGTAACGCATAGAAAAGATTTTATGGCAGGAAAGAAAAACGGTCCCGCTACCCGTTGCGTTACACTTTGTTGAAAAGCAGTAGGTACATTAATACTCTACACGGGGCGAAACCGTATATATACGGAAAGCGGCGGACAATAATACATAATGCCCGCTGCCGTTGCCAGCAAAAATTATTTTGCTTTTCAACCAAATATGTAACGCACTACAAAGATGGGGATTTTATCTGAAAAAACAAAGCCCCTTCCGGATATTACTCTAGTTGGGGCTTTGGTTTGTTTTACATAAAGCGAATTCTACAAGACAAAGATATCATTTCTTTATTTTATACACAATAAATATAACTATCGATATTACTACAATACACATAGCCCATCCTCCGAAATCCATCCGAAACTGTTGCCATCTGGTGAGTTCCTTTTCGACTGGGTAAGGAATTTGGATGCTATCAACCTTTGAAATGTACATTGTATCTCTTACCAGCTTATCACGATATAGATACTTATACTTTTCAATCAAGACGGTATCTTCTTTTTCCTTTATATATACGCTGTCAAGCATGTAGATGCTATCACGCTGTAACTTGTTGATATAGGTCGTATCAACCTTTACCGTTTCTACAGGAACGTATTTCACAGTCCGGCAGGAATAGATTACAAATAGCAAACACATGAAAGGAGCCAGTGTAATGCACCGACTCACCTTCTTAATTATGTAGTTATAGAGTTTCATGGGAGCAAATCTTTGTATTCCTCCTTAGCATCAAAACAAGGACACATCTTCGTCCACTCGCAAGGTTCCACGATACCATCACCGTCCAGGTCTGGGCTGGTATCACGATGTCCCAGCACTTCCTTAATATCAGGGTACTGCTTAATCAGTTTAGTAATCAGTTCGCGCAATGCCTTCTTCTGTTCAGGTGTCCTGGTGTCGGCCGCCTTGCCGTGCGCATCCAATCCACCAACATAGCAGATACCGATACTGTGCTTATTGTACGATACTCCAGAAAATCCCTTAGAATTACAGTGAGCACCGTCTATAGTCAGGCTTCTACCAACCTCTACCGTACCATCCAATCTTACCACATAATTATACCCGATACATTGGAAACCACGAGCAACGTGCATCTGATTAATCTCTTTCTTGCCAATGTCCTGCCCTGCACGTGTAGCTGAGCAGTGAACTACGATTGCATCTATCTTATTCATTTCTTTTCCTCCTCTTTTGTTACTTCTTCAATGATTTCTCCTGCTGCGTTATACTTTTTCTTGATGTACCCTACTAGCAGCCGCTTGATTGAAACCTTGTTTTTGATTCCATGTATATCACAGATATGGTCAGCAATACTATCAAACTCAAATATGAATGCCAGTCCAAGCCCGCACATGGCTGAAATGGTATAGCTGCATATCCCAATCGGCTGAAGGATGGATATACCAAGCATGAACCCAACGACAAGGTAACTATTATACTCTATGAACTTGCACACAGTCCGGCGACCAGCCCTGCTAAACCGGAAATCCTCTCCTCTCTTAACCACACTGTCGATGATGCCTAGAACAAAATCCGCTACGATCATTACGACGATAAATGCCAGCATCCAGCGAAGCTCGAACACTACCCCTTTTATCTCTCCAATAAAGGAGTAAGCCCCGGCTACAAGTAGCTGCGGGGCTATTATGGTAATCAGATTCTGCATTACTCCTTATTTACCTTACCACCGAACAACTTGGCCAGCCACTCAGACGTAACCACTGACACAATTCCAGTCGATGCCAGTGCCACAAATAACGAGTCTATCAATACAACCCAAATGCTTGCATCCGAAGGCGGAAAGCCGAGATTCATCCACCAACTGAAGAAGGTAACGATTACTGCGACGACAGCCGTCACCCACATAGTTACCCATTTGTTCATCGGATTGCTCAACTTTGAGGCAATAAAGCCTACCATAGACGGAACAACAATCGACACTAGTCCGGTAAAGCTGGCAAATCCGGTCAGAAATTCCGGAACAGAAGGTTCTACACTAGCGGAAGTTTCCGCAAAAACACTCACCACGCAAATCAATAGTGCAACACACATGAAAACGAATCTTTTCATACAATTAAGGTTTTAAATTAAACAAAAACGCCCATAAGCGCATCCCCAGAAAAAGGAACACGCTCATGGGCGCAACTACTATTTCGCACACAAATCTACTCATTTACCTTCCTTTTCCAGCGAAGATAAATGATGTAAAAACGAACAAAGAATAAAAGGTTTCAAAAAGGGTGACAGCGCTTGTCAGTATATTTTAGGTATATCACATGAAATCTACCCATACTCTACCGAGCTGAAGCATAATTTTGAAAGTTATTTACAATACGCTTTCTCTTAATGGCTCTCAAGTCCTTTACGATTGTGCTTGATAAAATCTCCGAATAGATTTCTGTAGTCTTAACTGAGGTGTGACCTAGCAGTCGCTGAACTGTCGTAATCGGCACTCCCTGATGGATCAACAGAGTAGCACAGGTATGTCTGGCAGTATGATAGGTTACGTGCTTCTTGATCCGAGCCATACCGGCAATAACAGACAGAGCCTTGTTCACTTCCGAATTACTGCCCAAGCTGGCGAACTCTGCTATATTGTACTTATCCAGAATAGCCAGTGACTTCCCCTCGAATAACAGATGCAACGGAAGGCGCAACTCGATACCTGTTTTGATTGATTTGAAGTGTAGCCACTTCTTACCATTTACCTTGATAAAATTTGCAGGTGATAACTGGCAGAAGTCAGAGAATCGCAAACCGGCGTAGCAACAGAACAGGAACGCATCGAGCACGTGACGCAATTTCTTATCGCTAACCTCGAGGTTCTCCAACTTTTTCAGTTCGTCCGGAGTCAAGAACTCATGCCTTCCCTTTTCCTGCTTGATTTTGAATTTCCTGAACGGGTAAGCGTCTGCATGAATATATCCTTGATTTATTGCTTCGTTGACTAATGTTCTGAGCTGACGTAGATGCTTTGCCACGGTATTTATTCCGTTGCCTTTTTCCCTAAGATATACCTCGAAGTCCTTCAAGAACGTGTACGTTATATCCTTGAAATCTAGCCCTGGTCTAAACTCCTGCAATACGGTTATAGTCGTATACAGATTCTCCTTTGTACTCTCTCTCCTATCAGAATGCGTAACGTATTCTTTCGCAAAAACCGGAAAGGTTATATTTACCGGACGGTTCTTCTTCATTGCGTCCTTCAGTAAGGATAACGTGGCTGGAACTCCTCTTTTCCATAGAGCCAGCTCCACACCTTGAAGGTGCAGAATAAACTCGAATAGCATGGCGTTCAAATCGTTCGCTTGCGGATGAACAATAACCTGAGAAGTCCGCTTATCCCAGTGTTCTGGCTTGAGATATATGTTTGTTTTGAAATATACTTTACGTTGGTTCAATGATGCTTCGACTTGTACGAGTGATGTTCCTTGTTTATTCAGTTGTTTCTTGCGGTTGTAGACAAGCCGGTATTTTATCTTATCCATTTTTACGTCAAAAATAGATATTTACATAAAATTAGACAAATCCGACTCGTGGGAGAACTACTTGGTAATGTTACTACAGAGAAAAGCGGTTTATATCCAAAGGATAAAGTATATTTAATAGACAAGTTAATTCAAAAAGATATGAGATTATATCAAGATGGTGGTAATTATGTAGAAATTTTCACCATTCAAAAAGAGCAAAATGCGTCTAGCTTTAATTCTGCAATTTTTCAAATCCAAAATATATTTTACGGAGCAGGACATTCAGCAATTATTGATATACATTTTTCAATATCTAGCCAAGTGATAACTAAATTAATATCAAAGGCTATACAAGGTGGAATCTTTAATATATATTCCTATGATGATGGTTCCTTAGTACATATATACGCATATATTACTGGAGGTAATGGACCAGGAAGAATATCTATTTATCAAAAATTATCTAACCTTGGAATGAACCATCCTTCTGTTAATATAATACTGAACCAATTAACAACTATACCGGAAGGTGCTAATCTTATTGAGTAGTAGTCATGGTCACGAAATAAATTTCGTGACCACTAAAATTATTATAAAATCTCTGTTAATTCAGAGAGTGAAACAGAAGTTGATACATTTTCAAATTTAATTGAAGCATAATACTCATCGGTTATAATATTGCATATTATAAGACCATAAGAGGATATAGGTTGAAAAAAATATCTATTTAAGTTCCCTTCTTTTTTATAATATGCTTTTAATGTATTGCCGTTTTTTGAAATGACTGTAAAATATCTGTCATTAAAAGTCATGAATAAATTAGATAGGTTATTACCGTTGTCTCTACCGACAGCAAAAATAACATTAGCTTCTGCAGAAAATCCTGTAAGCTCGTAAATTTTATCAGTCTCACTACTCGAATTACGTAAAGGATAATTAATGCAATTTCGTAGTCCACTGGTGAGTAACCCATTCTTTGTTTGCGTAGCCGGTCCGATAAGTTCTCCCACCAGACATTTTTTACGTTAACCGTAAAGAAAAAGCGAAGTGGGAGAACTGATAGGTATAGCTACTTCAACTCAAAATGGGCTTGTATCTAAAAAATGGTGCTTCCCCAAAGGAATGGCTGTAACGCCAGAGCAAGAAATAAACAATCTCGAAGCCGGAATATATTCTGTTGGAGCAGGAAATACAAATATCCCCAACAGCTCAACTGGAGTGCTATTTGTTGATACGGATTTAACATACGGTTACAAGATACAAAGATTCTATGATACAAAAGGGAGTAATAAATACCGAATAAATACAGGTTCTTCATGGCAAGATTGGAAATAGCAGGCAACGAATAGCCTGCTATCTTATTTTGTAATTTCTATGAGTCCACTTGTATCTGTACTTTCTTGCTCCTCTTTTAAGAAGGTCGTATTTTCTAAGCCTTCTGTATTTGCGAATATGACATAAACAAATGTATAGGCAGGAACGTAAATATACAATGAGAGCATTTGATCTTCTTCTTTGTAATAAAATTTACTTGCCCGTGAACCGGGACCAATATCGTTTATCCCTCTATAAATAGCTTCCCGTCTATTGACAATAGAAAATGTAAAGAATGTTGTTGGTCTTCCAACACATTTCTCCCAAGCAAACATACCTAAAGGGTTAATAGCTCCGGATTGTTTTTTCATTATGCCTATTTTATATAATTTATTTTCAGATAAAGGTGCAGTCCATGATGCAAGAGGATAATAATAAGGATATTTGCTCGGCATTAATCCTTTACTTTTACTTGTTGCTTCAGGTAGCAGTCCTCCCACAACTGATATTATCTCAGGATTTTGTATCGCGTCTTTTAAAGATTTTTTCTGTATCATAATCGTAAATTTTAAATTCAAATTAATAAACTCTTATCTCTCTTGTGCTAGAAATATACCATAATCCGTCATCCCCTTTCGATACGATATATTCCTCCACATATCCAAGTCCAACGCTCCATTCATTAAAATTTTTATAGCTCCCGTCAATCTTAGCACAAAAAAGAGTTGAAGATCTTATATGTGAAGGAGAATCATTTCTCGAAATATACCTACCACGAATCCGGAATTGAAATCCATCCGGAACGTCGGTTGTAGGTGGTATAACAATTATATCAATTTTTTTGTAATAAACATCGGTAGATACATCAATCAATGAGCCTTTTCCAAAATCAATATTATATTCTGATACATGCGATGTGAGCTCTTCATTTACGATCCTCCACTCATATACCATATCTGATTTCATGATAATTCTACCCAATTCGTCAAAACGAATACTCTTTCCGCCAAGATGTCCGGTGCCTTTTAAAAAGTCTAATAGAATCATCGGAGTGAACTTATCCATTTCAGGCGAAAAATCTTTGTAATCGGACGTAATATTCCCGTTAGCATCAAAACCATTCTGGCTGAACATATACTGGTCATAGAATATGGCTTGTCCGATTTTAGCGAATTGAATCAGGGCAAGTTCAATCTCAATCGCATTGAAGTGTTCAAACGGAAGCCACGTAGCTTTTTCTCCATTTTTTGCATAATCTTCTGCCGGTGTCATACCCTGCTCAGTGCCTAACCAGGTCCCGACCTTGTTCATTACGTACCTGACCGCATCCTGTGATGTATTAGGCTGGAATACAACATAAGGAGCCACATTAGCCGAACACGTATATCTCATGGTAGAAGAATATATACCAGCCGGATAAGGAAGCCTGGTCACTGGCTTAACACGATAATTAACCTCTGTTCTTTTTTCTGCAATCATAATATTATTCTTCTGTTGTTATTATTACAGAAACATTTCCTGAAGCCTGCTCGCACATAGCCTCTGTCACGGTTCCGCTGTATGATGCAACCTTAGCCGTGTCCGGATTAAGGATATTACCTGCTGAATCCGTGAATACAAAGAAAAACTTCATGTCCTTGAATTTTATTGTGCTGCCACGCTTTACAAGAATAGGCGTATAGACTACGGTACCGCCGGAACCCTGCTCGATGGTTTCATTCTCCGGATTAGGATTTGGTAGGATATCGAACGGATCACTGGCATCTATTACCGTCTGTACGTCCATACCGATAAGGTTTCCATCCTGATAGATTTCTACCTTAAACTGTCCGGTAGTATCGACCATATCATTATTAACTGATAATGTCTGCCCTGTCTGTCCGCCTATTACAGACCACGTTCCAGACTGCAGGGAATACCATTTATATGTCAGATTAGCCGTCAACTGGTCGCTACCTATCCACGCTACAGCCTTCAGTATACAGGAATCTCCCTTATCGGTTAGTGTAAAGAACTTGTTGTCACCTGCCATGATGGTAACACGTTTGCTGTTTCCAACACCCACCGTTATCGGTATATTATACACAGCCTGAACCTTGTCGGAGGTATTACCTACCGCAATCGTAGCTTCTGCCTTGATGTTACATGCCGCACCTCCGGATGCTTTTACAAGGTTTTTCATGATTTTCAGGGCAAAGTAATTCTGTACTCCAGCCTGATAAGGAACACTCTGGAAGTGACCTGTTTCGCCGTTAAAACTATTCGTTGAAACCTTGTCGCTACCGAATGTCAATTCTGTGTCATTGAAGTACCATTTCACAGAGTTGGGAACAACTAACCCGGCAGCGACCAATGAACTTGTAATAATATAACTTAGCATAGGCGTTAATGTTGAAAAATCCGGAGATATATTAGTCGGACTACCTGCTGTACCCTGATATTCCTGATACAAGTCGCCCATATTGGATTGCAGAAAAGGCATGTATACACTACCCTTGCGTAGGAACACGACCTGCCGTACTGAACTAGCCTCACTCATTGCTGCCTCCTTCCTCGTTAAGAGCTGTAGGTGTATCTGGGTACTCAGGCAAAATTGTCGGTTCGTCATCCCGATATTCATCCGGAGTAGTCACTTCTGCCGGATTCTCTATACCATCTGTTTCCAAGCGGGCCGACTGAGGAGTCAATGCAACGCCACCCACGCGAGTTGCTCTGTCAAATATCGTATCACCTTCAATCCGGTTCAAGTCAGCCTGCCACAACAGCACATTACCGTCTGCCGTCTTATTGCGTATTGCAGTAAGATTCATCTTATCTGCTACCTGTTTTGTCACTTTCACATAAAAAGCCATAGTCGTATAATTTTTTAATTGTTAATTCTGTCAAAAAGTACATTTCCGTCAGCGTCCTGCAATACAGAACCGTCCGTGTCATCAATAAGTATAGCTTGCGAGCCACGATCTTCGACCTCAACTTGCAGCATCATCCCTGGGATAAACGTAATCGTAGGTTTGATGCCCTCAGCCTGCTTGGAATAACTCTGAGAATAGGGAGATTTCACATTCCAGACAAATCTTAGCCATTCTTCCGGATTAGGGACAACACCCATTCCGTCAGTGACGAACGCTTCCAGTGTAATTTTCTCCGTTCCTCCGGCAACCTGCGTGGGTGCTCCCTTCCAGTCGACTTCCACTTCTGGTATGCGGCGCCGGATGGTGGTTGTTGCCGTGGGAGCATCGTCAGGAGGAACAGAAGGTAAACTGCCATCTGCCGAATATCCCAGCTTGCAGACATAAGTCTGATCTTCCCCAATATAATCCTGATTAATCGTTAAGGTATTATGGTCTATTGCTTCAACTTCCCAGTCATTGTCACCGTTGCCATCCGTAATTTCTTCCAGACTGCCTTCATTCATACGATACCAGAAGAATTTACACTTTTGCTTGTCGGAGGCTATGTCAGATTCACCGGCAAACACGGATGCGGTTATCTTACGTGTCAACGGATTGCGTAACGGATTCCATGCCACAGTTGCAGGACTATCAATCTTCAGAATTGGTGCCAGGAGTGTTGCGTCCGATACGGCAATGACCGTACTCATGCGAAATACATAGACCTGATTGGTACGGGTATCAACATATTCTGCGTAAAACTCAAAAGCCAGCGATGAAGCAGCTGGAGGATTACGCTTTACCTTAATCTGTCCTTTGTTATCGCCTTCTGTGGTTATCTCGTAGTCGATATTATCCGAACTAATCAATGTACGCTGGGTTCCGACTATCTGATACCACTTCATGTTAGTAAGGGATGCGTTCACTGAACCACTCTTAATATACGAATTAGGATCGGTAGCATTGCATCGCGGGAACAGTACCAGAGGTGTAAGATAATAATCAGGTGTATATTCCTTAGTGTCCGCACTGTATATCTGACGTGCTGGGACACTGCCTACTACTTCTATGCTTCCGCTAATCTGGAGAGGTGTGTAGTTCACATCCAATCTCTTTGTCTTACTTTTTATTCCCATATTAAAATGTTATTGTTTGTTCTGCTATTTCTGTCTGCTGACCGTCACGAAGCAAAGCTGTTGCTTTAAAAGAACACACTCCCTTACGGGTAAAGTCAACACCCAAATCATCGACCGTCAATGTAAGAGTCTTTCCCGCATCAGCTCTCTTGATCGCCCAGGCGTTATCCTCACTCACGTTACCCGTATCTCGTGTCCATGACACATCTGTATCGAGTATGTGTTCAGTCACATCACGGTTGTAAAGCTGTCCGGTTACAGTTAAAGTCGTAAATACAACTCCTTCCTGAAGCTGAGAAGCATCAAAATCCCAACCGTTTTCGCTTTCAATGTCTATTGTGAAATTCGGATTCCCTTCACACATCGCCCAGCCCGTGCTGGCATATCGAGGTTCGTCCGTCGTACCGGTGACAAGACATTTCCAGCGACATCCGTAATGCCATACCGTATCAACCGTTTCTTTCCCAACTGTATAAGGATTCTCGCTCTGAGCAACCTCCAGCGACCAGAACCCACGGTCGTTAAGCTGTATGACAACCACACCCTGATAGTTAATTCGCATCAAGTCCTGAATGGCTATACCACGGCAATATACATAGCTATGCAGGTAATTGATAGGGAGGTTATCGAACAGTTCCAACCTCTTCAGTTTCCCGATAATGATGCTGTAGTTAGATTCCTCGAGTATAGGTTTCGTGACACCGTCAAGCATGCAGATACAGCCTTCATAGCTGGATATATACCAGAATCCCTGCCGTTCTTCATCCACCGCGTTTCCTCGACGGGTAATTACCATGCCGGAAGCAGGAGGATAGTTCTTACCACCCGGCACCTCTTCATCAGGATAAAGAACCACGTTAATCTTATTCTCTGCCTGCATGACACTAAGGACACGAAACCAGCTATCATAATATTCTCCTGCTGTGTTCAGGTTATTCACTGAGCCATAACTTACGTCCTGCTGGGAAAATGCTGTGATATCATTGTCCCAGCGGCGACGAAGATACAGATCATACGTGCCGTCTTCGAGAAGTTCAATCCGTTCGATAGTACCAGATTCAGAATAAGTGACGTTGCCTTCCTGAGAGAACCAACGATTATATATCAGTTCCTTTACTAACAATGCAGAACGTACTTCTAGCTTCTCGAATTGTCCTCTTCCATCAGGATATATACCGGCACCCTTACCGGCTGTCAAAGAGTCAATAAAATTGCCGAACTTCAATAAGAAGTTAGTTCCGTCCGACTGGTCCTTGCGAAGAAAATATTCTGACAGTTTTTCAATATCATACTGACTCAGATTTTCTATTATTCCAACCAAAACGCGACCAACACGTTCTGCTGTATTTTCTCCTTCCTGAGTAGCATTACGAACCTGTTTGGCTAACTTTTTCAATATGTCTACACTATCAGCCATCACTCACCTATCACTCTGTACACAGTTCTATTAGCTTTAATCTTACCTTCTCCCTTATAAAGAGGATATTCCTCTTTCTTTTCATTCAGGAACATAACACATTCCTTCAGGTAACGGTCGGCAATGGAGAACGCATCATCATAAGCCATTACTTTCTCCTTGAACTCAATATGTGAACTATATTCACTCTCCTTCTGAACAAAACCATACCTGGTAACATTTCCATCACCATTCTTTACGATTCGTGCGTAAGTATAATAAGCCAATGCTGTCTTCAGACCTGTCAGCAATTGCTTTCCGTCCTTACCTTCATATATTCCTCCCTCAAGTAATAATTTATATTTATCCGGATTATCTTTCACATCAAGATATAAAGCATCACCGAGAGCAGACTTTATGTCTATGCTCTCAGATTCGCGGATATACGTTTCTATCTTGTCCTCGTCCACATGCACAGACATACTACGTGATAAGGATGAAACTTCAAGCGTTGTTATCAGATACTTCTGCATTTCTTATATACTTTAAGGGTTGAACAGAAAAGTCATTACTAGGATTAGCTACTTCATACCAATAGCGGAATATGCGGTCAAATGTGCGCTCAATCAAGCGTTGCTGCTTGCTAACAATAGAATTATAGTATTCGAAGGCATCTTCCAATATATCACCAGAAAAACCTACTTTCCCGACACGAATACAATACCATGGCTCCTGACCATATGCAGAATAAATACGCTCCACTACGCTGGAATCTGTCACAGTGAATTCTTTATCATAATTCTGAGAGTTCAAGGAAACAACTTCAGGCTTCTCCTCATCATTTTCAAGTGTAACTTCCATGATTTTTCCACAATTAGTATCTCCTTGAAGTTGTATAAGCGTATCGGTAAAGCTATCATCGTCATCAGGTGAATTCACTTCATTTCCGTCAGCATCAAATGTTACATTAGAGCCCTTTTTCGTGAATATTATAGAACCTGGAAAGAAGTTGTTACGGACATTCCTATATTTTACGTTGGCCAAACCTTCGTCTGTACTCATTTCAGTTACTACACGATCACCTTTTCCAAGTGGATAGGTATCTTTTCCAGACATTGATACCCAAAAGACTTGCCCCTTATAATATTCTATACCACCAGCAGCCTCTATTTGTGCAAGAACTACCGATTTCGAAGGATTGAATACATCAATATAATCTATATTTTCTTTCTTTACCTGAATAGACTTACCTTTACGTGTTTTCTTACCTGTCCAATCGGGATGAACAGCTATTTTTGAAACATAACCGTTATCGTCAGGTTCCACAAGACGGCAGTTCTCGAACGGAATATGCTGAAGTTCCACGATCTGCCCAAGAATATTGTAATTCACATGAAGCACAATTCCGTTAAAGTCTGCCATGTCTCGACAAACCAATGAATGTATATCATCTGCGGTTTCTCCTTTTCGGTTAACCACATACTCAGAGAAAGAAACCTCACGGAATCCGTTTCCCTCAATGAAATCAGCGAACCTATCAGCACATTCGGAAGCGGTAGAGCTTGCTGCTACAATATTTCGGAATGTCTGAGGATAAAGATTATCCTCCCCGTAAGTCTGTATTCCAAGTGCCTGCTGGTAATTCGTCCTAAAACGATTGTCGCTTTTCTTCTTTAAGTCATGTACTCTCATAAATTCCGTGAGTTAGTTTAATTATTCTTTACCATCACCAGAATCATCTCCAGAACCTTCATCCGTTCCGTCACTCCGGTCGTCATCCTTATCATCCTCTGCTCCCTGTTCCTGGCTTATAATATCAGATGCTTCTTGAATATATTCACCCAGTAACTTCTTGGTCACTTTCTTTCCAGAAACCTTATAAGACTTGAATTCTTCAAAAATAGATTCCTTAGATACCCCATCTTTCAAAGACTCCTTTATAAGCGAAAGCAATTCAGCATCATAAGCCTTTCCACGATTATTTACTCTTTCCTGCCAGTCTTCAGGATGCTTGGAGAAAAACTTTATATTATCCGGATATTTCGCAAGATATTCCTCCGCAATATCATCCGTCAGATTCTCGTTCGTATAAAACTTGCTACTCCCGAACTCCATCTGTAATAAAGCTCCATTCTTTAAACCGTATTCAGATTTTTCTTTCATCTTTCCATTCTTTTTAAGGTACAACATCATTTCAATCACTGCATCATGATAGCAGTCACTACAAGATGTGCGAACAAACTTCTTGTCAAGCACAAGCGCATACAGACGTTCAATCTCTGCCTTTTCGGAAGAAGAGAGGGAAGCAATGCTTCCCAACTCATTCAATCTGTTAACCACTTCAATAACCTCTTCCATATTTATACCGGTTCTGTTGTCAAAGTTTCTACGGCCGTCTTTGTTGTTTCATAGTCCGTCTTGTAATAGAACAAAGCAGATTTCGGAACCTTAGTTTCCTGCAAAGAAACTGACCAACCTCCTTCTGTCTCTTCCGAATACTTATCATTACTGATTTCAGCAGCTTTCAAGCCTTGATAATAACCGTAAACTTGAAAAGCAGAATCACCAGGATTCTCTTCCTTCAGCAAATTCTTTGCCTTATTCTCAAGAATTACTATATATTCACCGTTAGCCAATCCGTCAATAATGTCCGCACATACATCCGGATCATTAGCCAAGATTACCATATTTACCGTATTAGTAAACGTGTTCCGGTAAGTTCCTGTAGCAAGTGCAGTATTTGTTCCAGTAAACGGAGTACTTCCAAGAACCACTACTTTGTACGCTTTCTTACCTTCCTTCATCGTAAATGTTTCAATAATATTCTTACGTGTGGCATTGAAAGCTACTGTAGCAAAATCTACATCTTTACGGTTCATAATTACACCTTCCTGCTCAACCCCAGGAACGATGGGATCATCGCAATTTAACTCGATATCCCGTTTGATTGCATAATCACATACCCCTGCCATAATACCTCCTTTCTAATAAGCTATTTGGAACAAATTATCTTCTCCAATCAGACAGCCAAGCTTACCAGTAGAATACAGATAGTTTACACGCTCTTTACGTTCAAACCAGATATCAAGATCTGACATAATCTGATTCGCTGGAGTACCGACAAATAACTGCTTCGGTGAACCAAATACAGCACGGTGAGGAAGATTCAGTTTTGTACCATTATTCTGGTATTTCTGAATAAATCTGTCCCAAATTGATACACGATAAACCAACGTACCGTTATACTCTGTGACATCAAGTCCTTTGAATATCTGTTCCCATGTAAGGATTTCCTTATATTCACGTTTCAGATCTTTTGCAAGAGCATCACAAAGTGACTTGGTACAGAAGATACCAGCTCCATCCATTGATGCAATACGTGAATCAGCATTTTCAAGAATACCGTCAAAGATACTGATAGCAACTCCAGCTTCTTTCAGCTTGCTGAACTGCAGGGCTGTTGATTCTTGACTATTAGCTTCAATTGCAGTTTTCTGAGCTTCGTTGGCTGTACCGATAGCAAATAATTGCTTCCAGAACCCGTCTGCTGTCTTAAACAGTTCAACATCTACTCCGTCTGTAATCTGACCTGCAGAGGTTGCATTTTGCGCCTCTGTATCGCCAAACCAAATAAATCTCCACAACATGTGCTTAATAGCTAGGTCCATTGCAGGATAAACTATATCATCCATATATTCTGTAGAGGACAAGTCTCCAATATCCGTACCTGTTTTCAGGCAGTATTCCGCAATTGTATTCTGCAAGTCTGTATAACACCACTGTAATGGGATTTGCCAATCACCAATTTTCCATTCCTTCTCTGCGAAGTTGATATTAGCTTTTTTGTAGGTAGGATTACACCCGGAACCTTTCCAACCAATATCATCCATATCACCTACCCAACCCAGCTTATCACCATTGTGTACATTCTGACGAAGGGTAAAGAAACGCTCTAGTTCCTCATCAAGGAAGTTTGTTGCAATAAGCAAGTCTTTTAAGCTCTGTATTGCTCCATTGTCGGGTGTTAAGCTAGACAAAGCCCCCCATGAAATTCTTGTATTTGCCATATTCTACTTATTAAATCTTTGTTTATTTTTTTCTCGAATAGCCGCAAGTTTCTTATCAATCTTGCTTTCATGTTTTACTTCAGGCTTTCCTTTCACCTGTGGAGCACGCCCAGACGGAATATATTTGCTTGCAGCAGCTTTGGTGAGTTTTTCAATACCACCAGCCTTAGCCACTGCATCAAGGATTTTAATATCGTCTTCTGTCTTAGCATTGGCTGTCAAGTCCGAAACTTGCTGTTCCAATTCAGCAATACGGGCTTCTAAAGCAGCTGTATCATTATTACCTTCTTCAGGCTCCCGAATTTCAGTAATAACTCCATCTGTTACCACAATTGTCTTACCATCCGGCATTACATGTTCTCCATCAGGGCTTGCAGGGTCTCCAACCTGCGGATCACCTTCTTCACGTTCTACTGTTAACGTGTCACCACCTGCCGTTGTCAGCTCCAGAGCAACAGCCGGCACGTCCTCGATTTTCGCATATCCTGCCTTAGCAAGAATGCGCTCAAACAAGGACTTCTTCACAGTCATTTCTTTTTCTTTGTTCATAATTATTGTTTTGGTTGATACTTTAGCCGACTTCGGCATAATAACTTCACTGACGAATCCCAATTGCTTTGCCACCTCACCACCGAACCATGTTTCTTTAGCCATCTGTTCTTCGAGAAGGCTCCTGTCGACTCCACAACGTTCGACATAAAGAGAAAGCATCTTTTCACGTTCTGCTTCCAATCCTGACTTCAAAGATTCCAAAGCCTGAATATCTACAGAACCTTCAATTCCGGGACAATAAGGAGAATGAATGAGAATCTTGGCATGAGGGTACATCTTTCTTCGCTCAATGGGTGCAGCAAGAAGAATAACAGTTGCCATTGATGCACATCTGCCAACTACAGTGGCAGAGATTTCTTTTCCGGTAGCCCGTAACGCATCATATATGGCATAGCCCTCTGCTACATCTCCCCCGCATGAATGTAATTCGATATCTATACGTGGATCATCAACAGGAATCCAAGAAATAAAGTCCTGCACGTCACTGAATGATACTCCATCAACTCCGGTCAGATACCAGTTTTCCATCTTATCGGCATCTGCTACAATGTCTTTGTTGATAAATAATTTCGCCATATCTCGTAATCGTTTGAAACAAAGGTAGTGAACACGATATGGCTATAAGAATTTTTGAAAGGAATAGCACTGACACGCCTTGTCAGTCGATTTTCATAAAAAAAGGTGAGCCGCTGCCCACCTCAATTCATCACATGTCCACTTCCGTGGAAAACTTCTTCACAATTCTATATATTGTCCTCTCATCGACGTTGTATTCATCCGAGAGATACTGCAATATATAGGTTTTTTTATGCCCTTCGCTGGTCAAACGTTGATAGTCATTATAGAGTTCAAGATATCTCACGTCTGACGGTTGTACTGGGAGTGTCTGCAACTGCTCCATCACTCCCTTATGTGTTTTTAGAAATTCGTACGCGTTCATAAATTACCATTACTCTCTAAAAATTTAACTTTATTAGCAACCGATGTAAATTCCTCTACCGAAACTTGTGGAGCCGGAGCCATAAGCATACCTTTTGCAACTGCTCTAGCAAGCATATCCTCACCGATAGATTGGTTAGATGATTGCGCTACATTGATAGGAACACCTCCTCCCATCTGATTGAAGGAAGAAAGTATTGGTGCGAACATTGAGGTGGCTCTGGCCGTCATCACCGACTCCCCATTACTCAACTGGGCAGGTACACTGTCGCTGGTTCCTGTACCTGGTCCGGTGACTAAACCACCTGTTGCAAATTTAGCACTTTTTACGATACTTGTAGCAGATGCAATATTAGCAAGTATGGTCGCAATACCTGAAGCCATTGTAGCAAGTCCTAATATTCCTTTCCCTGCTTCTGCACTTACCATCTTCGCTATAGCCTTACCAGTGTTTATAGCTATCTCAGCAAGTGCAAGCGTTTTGCTCAGGATTGCAAAACCTTTATCCGACTCACCTATCTGCTGTGTTAAAGCTATTAACCCACCTGTAATATTTTCCATGGCTTGAGATTTCGTCTGCTCAATTTCTACCTCTTTATCTGCAAGCTCTTTCTTCGCATCAGTATATTCCTGATGAGCCTGAAGCTTACGGTTAAGAAATTCCTGCTCACTTTCTCCTTCCTGCTGTTGTATGTTATTCAGTAATTCCAACTTCTGCGAAGCTTGTTCCTGAAGTATTTCCAACTCACTTGCTCCTGATTGCTGCATTTGCATTATTTCATTCTCCATCCTCAACCTGATGGCCTCCTGCTGCTTCTCTGAAACATCCTTCTCATGTTGCATCGCAAGGTCATCCATCTGCTTGTTATACTTTGCAGTTATGGCCTGCTTCATCTGTTCAGTAAGTTCTTTGTCAGCCAACTCTGCATCACGTTGAGAGGCAAGCTGCTGCATTCTTAACTGATACTCCTGCTCACTCCCTTCTTTTACGGATTCAAGCTGCAAGGAAATAAGCTTGGTACGTTTGTCTATCTCCTTCTGCAATTCTTCATCAGATAGCTTCTGGAGTTCTATGTTTTTTTGCTGCTCCAACGACTTAATCTGTTCATTGATAGCCTTACGTGCTTTTACTGTCAGATTCTCTTCTTCTCTCAGAGAAATCCGAAGGTCTTCTATCTTACGAGTATAAGTAAGTTCTATTTCCTTACGTGCCTGTTCACGCTTATCCTTCACTAGAGCCAACATCGCATCCTCAGCTGCTCTTACTGCCTCCAGCTCTTTCTGCTTCGCTTCCTTCGCCTTATCAGCACCTTCCTGACGTATTGAATTCAGGGTATTTTGCTGCTCAGTCTGACGTCCATAACTGTCCTCTTCCAACTCGCTCAAATGGTTTACTTCTTCACTCAATTTTCGTAAATCTTCGATAGTGCTCTCTGATAAACCAATTTTACCAATAGCTTCATCAGCTGTGATAGCACCACTTTGCAAATCCTCAATTGTTTTAAGGGCATCTTCTGTAACATCAGTATATCCAAGCATATTCGCAATTCTTGCTTTTGCCAAATCAGTTTGAATTTTTAAATCTTTTTTTTCGAGCTCATAAGCTTTCTCGGCAGCTTTAATACGCTCCTGAGTAGAGAGTGTCTGATCATCCGCAGCTTTCTTCAACTTCTCAATTTCGGCACGATTAGCCGCACGCGACATTGAAAGCATCACTTCTTTCTTATCTATCTCGTTTAATACTTCTGCCAACTCCCAAGCTTGCTTTGTTTCATCAGCAATTTCTTTCCCTATTCCTGAGAATATAGCCTTTGCATCTTCTCCTGCCTTCTTGAAATTCCCAGTAAACAGATTCACCAACGCACTACCTAACTTTGATGCACGGTCTATTATCACATTGATTGTAGCTCCCAAAGCAGCCATTATCTTGTTAGCCGCTTCCACCCCTTTCTGTGTTTTCGTAAACCATGCAACAAGCGATCCAAGAGCAACGACCAAAGCACCTATACCAGTGCCAATCAATGCAACCTTTAGCAATTTCAGTACTTTAATCCAGCCAGTAGTAGATGCAGATACAGCAACCATTTCTGTTTTCATCCCCGCTAAATAGTTCTTCAATCCACCTAAAGAAGTTACCATTTGATTAATTTGCTGGATAAAAGGTATATTCGCATTTGCGGCATCGATAATTGCTTCCTTGTAATTACCCACGTTACGGTAATAACGCTGTGTTTCTTCTTCAGCTCCTTTCAACGCATCTGTAACCTCGTTTATATAATTTTTCAATTCTTCACCCCTGGTTCCCTTTCTTTCAGCTTCTGACAGAGCATCATATTCAGCCGTCAAATTGGATAACTGTGCGCGAAGCGATCTAAGACTGCCCTCCTGCTCTTTTTCCTGCTTGATCTGGTTCTGCATCGTCTTCGTAATAATTCGTATCGAATCATTACAATCTGCAATATAGGCTTTTGATGCAGCCATTTCTTCATTATACTGCTGACGTGATATTTCACCATCCTTCAATTGTTTTTTCAATTTGGATTCAGCCTCACGAGCTGCATCAATCTTTGTCTGGTATTCAGCGACAGCTTTAATCGCCTCACTATAATTTACCTTGATATCAAGGATCTTCTCTTGTTTGTCTGCCATAGTAATTTAAAGTTGAAATAGTTTACATTCGCATATACCTGTTTTTTCAGCTTTAATGGATATAATAGCATAATACTTTCCGTATTGTGCTAGATAAACAGGAATAGACATATCTAAATCACGAAGTTCATACTCTCTTATCTCTATTAATTCTGTAATAACTTTAGGCTCTCTAACCACATCCTGATACATCTTATATTTATCCTGAATAATACTATTCCAATCAAGTCCAGCAAATACCCCATCAGAACTGGATAAACTGTTTACCTTTCTCACTAAAAGTCTTGGAGTAACATTATCATTGTATTCTAATTCTCCATTTTGTCCGTACGAGTATAATGGTATATAAGCACAACCAGAATAGCCTTTATTATAAGAAACTTCAGAAGCAGCAAAAGGCAAGGTGATTACATTTGATTCTTCATCTAAGGTAGCATCATCTACATACACTACGCCATCATAAATACCATCATCATCATCTTTCCACTTGTATATATTCTTCTGAGCAAAACCATCAACACTAAAGGAAAGAGTCTTTGGACGATTATTCTTATATGATGCGACAACACGTTTAGTCCAATTTAAGGCTTTAGGTTTATTTGCTATAATATCATCTATCCTTACAAACTTAATTCCCCCAGACATAGGCATAGCGAAACAACCACATAAGGCAGAGATTGCCTTAATAAAGTCTATTTGTTTTATATCAGGCAAATTAGGAACAAAGTAATAATGTGAGTAAAAGTTATTTCCATCACCTTTATATAAAGCTATATTCTCAAGAAAAGGAGATAAAGCCATTGTGTCACACTCTACAACAGAAACAGACACAAAACCTGAATACCAATCTGTAGATATATCCATTTGCAAAATCTCATCTACACTCACATCAAATTCTCTGTCAATATCATAAGTAACAAGCCACCTCCCTTTTAGCGGATCAGATGTCCCTTCATTAATAGCAGTGGTATAATCAAATCCAGCTATCATTTCCTTTCTTTCCGGATTATATAATCCGAAATTAAATTCAGGTTCACCCACATTAGTTGTCTCAAACCTCAACGATACCTTCCACTTTATATGAATAGTTAAAGTTTTTGTCAGTGGTCTTATTCCTGAAATCAAAGAACCTGAATTAAATGAATCATACAGCCACTCCATATAAAGATTAGAAGTAACAGGTTTGAATCCCATCTTCATTCGATATTCCACAGCTGGTCCATTACTCTGTGACACAACCTTTGCTTCTCCAAATATCAGATTGACCTTATTTTTCTCCATTCTACTAGGAGAATCATTTCTTGAAAGCAATGGTATCATTAAACTCTCCAAATCATCAGTAACTCCAGAAGGATATTGAAATGTAACTCCACTATCATCACAAATTTTATCAAGTACCCACTTTACAGTAACCACCGGATGATACCATGTATTCTCTTCCCCAACATTGAAACCATAATCAATCCTTGGAAAACGATTTGAATCCCTTTTCTTTTCCCAGATAGAGTAATCCTCACCTTCTATATCACCATAAGATAAGTCCTGCAACTTTTTCCCATCATTTACAATATCAGCAAATGCAGACACATTTCCCCATGCCATTGCAATATCAATAGTATCAGTTATTTCCATTAATGTGACATTAGCGTCAGATACAATCTCAACTCCGTTACGAAGATATCTTCCTTTATGATTGATTCGAGGATACCTAGTCATATATGAAGGTATATGAGCATTATCTATGACCAAACAATTTCTTACAGTCAAAGGTAATTTGATAGAGTAAGTATTATTACTAACAATCTTACTCACATCAGTAAACATATTACTATTGTAATTTAATGTGATATTGGTATTATCATCAATATCTACAACCTTATTGTCAATATATAATTGATCTTTCATAGACTTTGTAGATTTAGTTCAGGTAATATTATCGTACATACAAAATCTTGCAGAGCTGTCCGTTCCTTTGTAAAGTTCTCCACTGACACATTCACTCCTTTCCATTGTGGTTTGCCATCCTGATATCCAGAAAACATATCTACAACTGGAGACGTAGCCAGCTCAAAAAGGAAATCATACGTGTCACTGTCTACCAATGGAGCGCATACCGGAAGAGTGTCATTCTCCGTTTTTCTTTGCTTACGGCCAGTTCCACCATGATATCCGTTCACATAGCTATAATCCTGCATATTATTCCTAAGAAACTCACCGTCATTTACAACCTGCCTAACTTCATCACCTGGAACAAACAGCCAATAGCAATACATACCATGTCTGTTAATCCATCGAAGATATACCCCGTTCTCACTACTATCCACCTCGCAATCAATACGTGTCGCCGTATTAGTAAGTCCTTTAAATGTCAAATCAAATGTATGATCAAATACAGAAGCATGTGTACTGCTTCCCGGAAGATAGAATGACACTGTATTCTGAGCATCAATACCAGTAAGCATCAAGTTCCATACGTTCTGACCTGATAAATTTATAGGGGTTTGAGCTTTACCATCTACTGTAACCTCCACACTACCAGAAGCACCAGAGTACAACCCTACGGAAAAAGGAAAATTCTTAAACCACGTCAACTTTCTATTTCCATTGTATCGTTCTCCAACTCTCATTGCTCCCCACATAACGAACATATTAAATCCAAAACTATTATCTGGAACATCTACACTTATTGAAAATTCTCTTCCCAATTTACTATTTACAGCACCTGATAATAAATAATCAACATTATTTTCTCCAGCATCAAAAAATCCTTGAACATAAGATGAAATATCAAAAAAAACAGATTCACCGAACATCTCACGATTATCCTGATATACGACACCAGTTTGCGTATCTTCCACGGATATTTCTACGGATTCATAATTCTTACCGTACAGATTAATTATTATGGGATTAAAAGCAAATGCTATTAAATCAGGATATTCTATTGTTGCTCCATCAAAACTACTTGTTCTCATTGAAATTCAAATTTATGTGTTCAACTTCAGTATCGAATATTCCAACTATACGCTCTAAAATGTCCTTAATTGTCTTTTCCATATCAGTAGAATAGACGTCAATTTTTCCGGACCGATATAGTAATGTTCCCTCATTGGCTATCTTCCTTGCTACTAGATAAGCAAATGATTTTGGATGTTCAACCGTAATTCCTTTCTCATCCATCCATCTCAAGATAATATCAGAAAACCCCTTAGGAACCTTACCAGGTTTTCGTCCTGTTTCCAAAGCCCCAAATGCCTGACGTCCCCACAGGATTCCACCATCCTCAGTTAATTCCACTTTCAAGCTATCCCGTGTCCTTCCGCTGGCAACCTGACCGGCAGCTTCATGGTTAGCGATAATGCGCTTTCGCAACTCTTCCAAGCTATCACCTACAAGAGTGATGATATTATTCTTTAGCCCTTCCATATACGATATCCTTCACACTCCTACTAGGACACAACACGATCCCTGAAGTTTCCTTCAACTGTATAGATATAGTTATCCCAGTTACATTTACATTCAGTTTGTCATAAAAGACCGAGTAAGGGACAGAACCTGATATCGGTTCAAACAATCTAGATCGATTAAGCAACAGAATAAACTCTTTAGCCATATTCTTGCATTTCTCTACTATCGCGTCATTCTCCGTCCCATCAAAATCAAAACTAGTCTTATCCATAAAAGCCAGCATACAGTTCGGATAATCTTTTAACTGGGTAGGTCCAAGTTGGAAATTACCGCTGACAGGAAGCACATTAAGTACTGCAGGCAAAGGCAATTTGTCAAGACGTACATTAGCTGTCTGCCAGTTATCAAAGATGTAAGTAACTCCTTTCATCTGGTCTACCACACTTTTAATCTTCTGTTCTACCGTCATTTTTTATTCTTGTTTAAAATATTCCTTAATCTTCGTTCAAACCTAGTCCGCTCAGCATCCATATCTAGGCACTTATAAACACGTATCCACGGAACACGTTCCACTTCTTCATGATCAGTTATTCCCATACGCTGTGCATAATAGTCAAGCAGACCGAATAGTCCAAAATTCAATCTATCAGAGCCAGCTTGTTTCTCCTCCGGCGTAGGTGGTACAGAGGTAGAAGCAAACAGCTTATTGATCCGCTTTACCTCTCTGGCCACCCAAAAACAGAACCCAATCACTTCGGATGCTTCAGCTCTCATCACCTCACGTTCCGACATTCCTAACAGCACACGACAAGGCACCATTATAGTTTCCATATCCGTACTGATAGATTGCAACTGCATAAGTTCACCCATACTTATGTCATTCAAGGTATCAGGTGTCCTGAGCTTTCCGACCTTCCACGGCTTCCGTAGCTTCTCCATCTCTCCCTCGATTCCGCGTGAAAGATTACCAATTATCAATAATTCTCTTACTGTCATGTTCTTCCAATTTTAGCTTTCGGTCTGTGAATAATAGGCTTTATCCTGAAAAACATAGCCATAATCAACATATCAAGATAATCAGGAGAATGACCAAGTATCTCCTTCATCTTCTCCTTGCTTATGATTCCCTTCTTACGTGTGTCTGCGTCGATATGGTCCTGCTTCAACACACCAAGCTCTTCGATTATCCGTTCCTTCTGTGATTCCGTACAGACAATACGAATCAAACGGGAGTTTATCATCTCGGCCAGCTTGAAGCTACATTCCGATTTCAGGTTGTCAAACTCAGGATTGACAGGTCGAGTACCACCATGAAACTCTTTGATACCATTTAGATAGCTTTCAAGGTAGCTTCCCAAACCGTCAGAGTCAGCTATCATCTTGCTACGGGGTATGGAGCACTCTATCATCATACGCTTCAGGTCTGTTTCAATGGATTTTCCAGTACTATATTCCTGATCCAATTTAATATAACATACATTTCCCTTCCAGTGTCCGGCGACAAAGCGATCACGCCCTTTCATTGCAAGGTCAGCAGAACCGGAAGAATCACCCGCAGGTTTGACAAACTCATTCGTGAACAGGTCACAGATAGCATCGTAATCACAAAGGGCTGTCGGATCATTATCATATTCCCAGTTTCCAAAATATAGACGCTCTTTTGTTACTTTATCTTTTGTATTCCGGAGACTCTCGATATAATCCTCAGTAGCCCAAGGATTATCCTGTACCAATGCCTGAATAAAAGCATAAGGTTCTTTGAGCTTACCCTCTTTCCAAGGCTTATAGAAATCCCGATACAGCCAGTTCTTTTTAGGGTTGCAGGTGATAAGTATCTTACCTGGTACACCATACACATCATTCATGTGACGCCCGATACGGGTTTTCAGAACTTCAAAGGCAAGGTAATGAACCTCCCCAGCTTCCTCTATCCATCCCCCTGTATATTCCTTCGAACCTAGCCGTTCATACATCGGGTCCTTTACTGGGTAATAGGTTAGGTCAATATAGACAATCTCGCTTCCATTGTCAAAAGCTATACCTTCATTGGTTGTCTTGTATGCCGTGAACCCATGGGACTTTGCTACCTTATTGAAGGTTACTGTTACGGATTCTCGGCTATCCTTCAGATTATTTCGCCCTACAAACCAGCGTGTACCAGGAAGATAATAAGCACATTGCATCAGCCACTCACATCCCAACCACGACTTTCCACCACCTCCAGCTCCACCGTACAACAGGAACTTTGTCACATCATCCCGAAGGTAGTTGTATGCCAGCCTCTGCTTTATGTTCACATTCTGTCCCATATCATTTCAACATGTCTGCTTCCGGAGTATAGGGAAGAAAATCGAATCCCTTAAACGGTTTGCCTTGTGTAGTATGGTCCACTTCCTGCTTATCAGCTAATCCCAATGTACGTGCAATGATATTCGCATTGAACGCTCCTACACATGCCCCTTCGAACTGCTGTGTCTTGATAGTTTCTTCCACACGCGCGATGACTTGAAGAAAATCTTCGTCACCTTTATTTACACAATCCTCTCGGAAGTTGCTCCACCACCTCGTTGACGCTCCAAGATACACACAAAGTCCCATGAGAGAGTACGGCCGTGATGTGGGGGTAATCTCTTGCTGAGTGTGCTGCTGATTCTCTGTTACAACCTCCTTTCCTTTTGCAACTCTTACAGGTACAGTTTTCTGTATAGCCTTTCTGGTTGTCCATGGATTCTCATCGCACCATTGGAAATACTCGCACGCTGCTTCCCACAGAAGTTCAGGCGTGGCAAAGAGCTTATCCCTGCCATGCTTGCTTCTTAACATCCAAAATTTATTTCCTTTAGGTGCAGCCATAATCACAATTTTTCAAAAACCGGTAATATTTCCTTATCCAAATCCCATCTTCTGTTGTTAGGAAGAGGAAGAGTAAATTCATATCTGAGAGCTTCATTATATTCCTTACGCAATGCCCTTCGTTCGTTAATGACAGAAACTTGAAAAGACGATCCACGCAATTCTCTGGTTTTAGCAACTTCAATCCCCATTCCATAAGCTCCTTACAATCCCATTCGAACAAGCGTGCCATATCCCATTCCCCGTTGTTTACATTATCACGGATAATGATTTCCCGCTCACGCTCTTCGGTTAGATTCGGGATAAGCACTGTCGGCACTTCCTTGATTCCAAGCTGAACACATGCGTCATAGCGTTGGTTTCCGGCAATAATGACAAGTTCTCCTGTACGATCCGACAAGATTATTGGTCTGGCTTCGAAATAGTCTGGATTTCTCTGTATGGATTCCTTCAGCTTTTGAAGCTATTTTTCGGTTATGGTACGAGGATTATTCTCCAGCTTTTTCAATGTTTCTGTTTGTCTGTAAATCACTTCCATATCTCCTAATATTTGCGTAACAGAACAAATTTACCCGATAACCGCCACAAAGCAGTTACCGGGTATTCACAAAGCACTGACAAGGGCTGTCAGTAAGTTATCAACTCCATATCATCCACCATTTACGCCTTTTTGTGTATTCAAGTTCTCTCTCCAAGTCTTTACAAAGGTCTATCTCCTTTCCCCATTGAGTGTGATAAAATGTTGCATCATCCTTAAGCTTGTTTACTCTTTTTTTAAGTTCCTCGTTCTCTTTTTCAAGCTCGGCTATAATATGGTTTTTCAGTTTCAAATCACCCAATAGTCTTTCTGCCCTTTCAAAGTTCCTTTGGCTATCTTTTATCAGCATCTCCATGTAAGTATCTCGACTGAATAGCCTTCCCGTTTGATGTCTTTTGTGTTTCATACTCATAATTTATATTCCCAAAAACTAAGTTTCCCTTTCACATTCATAATCGGCTTATCAAACAGAACCGCATCCTTCAGCACCCAGTTCCAGCAACCTTTCTCTGCCCAGACTGAAGGGTGGTTCTGAACGCAGTCGGCTATAACCACGCTGCCAAGGATAGCACCTTTTGGGAGTTCCTTTGATTCAATTATAGAAAATACTTTCGAGTTATTGAAAAGCCTTTCAGGAATGGAATATGTTTTTCTCCCTACCATACTTGCATGAATCAGCACTCTTTGGCCAATATACTTCTGAGGACACTCCCAAGTCCGGTTCTCGATGTCTTTAATACCGTGAGCGATTAAGCTAGCCCACGGCTGTTTAATGGAGATTGCTTTCATACTTTATTCTTTTTCTTCAGTTCAGTAATAAGCGCATCAGCTTGTTCAATGCTTACTTTTGCTGCTTCCTCTAAAGTGATTTCATTACGCATAAGAACAGCAACACATTCCTTTGCGATTTCGTATCTACGCTGTTCCCAGTCTATATTATCCCAGTCAGTAATGGTAAGATATATGGCAGGAACGTAAGACATAACATTATCCAATTCACAAAGATAACACATTCCGTATGGTGCGTTAAGCACACCATCAGCATCTGCTTCCATGCCTTTGATAATGGTTACTTCTGTTCCTTCTTCTATTTCAGTTCTATTAAATTTCCATGATACTTTTAGTTTTGCTTTCATAACTTTTCCTTTTTGTAATATTCAACAATCGTTTTATTTAATGATTCAACAAGAGCAAATGTCAGTGTTGCCGGCATTTCGTTCGTATTCATCTTCTTGATGAATAGCTTACCATCCCTATATTCAAGAACGGTATCAAGCTCTATTATTTTGCTTTCGCTATTTGGCTGCTGTGTTTTATTACTCATATTCTATCCTCCTTTGATTTATTAAACCTTTCCGAACTACTTGTATGCCAATATACTATTTCGTTTGCAGCTTCATCCAACGGCAATGAAGCAAGATGTTCCATGCATGCATCCCAACCTTCTATAAATGAAAGCTCTCTCAAAAGCTTCGTGCTTGTAACTTTACTTCCTGAAGCAAATATTTTTGCTAATTCTTCTTTCTTACTCATATTTACTCATCTTTTATTCTTTCCTTCAATTCGGCAATCTCTTTTTTTAACCCTTTGTATGTTTCTTCCCAATCCTTGTCAGCAAGTAGGTAACCTACTCTTACAGCACTTTGTGCGCCATACAAGTAAGCCTTTGACAAAGCTTCTTCCATCCACTCCTGGAAATGGTTCATATCCTTACAAGGATAAATAATTCCTTTGCATTCCATCATTCTTTTTGCAAAATCATGGGCATCTTTCTGATACCCTTTATCATTCATTACATTTGGTAATTGTTTTGGCATCATATTTCTTCTCCTTTCCACCTACCCCAGCAGCCACCACATGACTGCCAGGAACAAGTAATACAATTTCGTTTTACTCATTATTTATTTTTGTATTATCACAGCAGTTGTTTCTATCCCTGTACCACTTTGTTTGAACGAACCTTCTTCGATATCACAGACCTTAGCGTGTACATCTTTCAACCACTCTCTAAAATCAGCACATTCTTTCTCGCTCGCAATTTTCCAGTGGCAACTCATAATAGCTGCTACAGTACCACCATTATTAAGATGTTCATACATTCTTCTCACATGTCTTATATCTTGATTTTTACTAAATGGTGGATTTGCTATAATCTTATCGTATAATCCTAGATCATATGTTGTAAAGTCATCGCCAAGAATATTAATATTGCTTTTCTTTGATAGGAGTTCCTTGTTTTCAGGCATCAGTTCAAAGCAGTCCACGACTAAATCCTTACAACTACGATGTATTGCGTCTATTATAGCTCCTGTTCCTGCGCTTGGTTCCAACACCTTTTCATCTTCATGTACCCCTCCAGCCAGCATCACAAGCCAGTCGGCTACTTCTGGAGGTGTTGCAAAAAACTGGAAGTCCTGCTGAAGGTTACACCTCTTACCCTCGTGTAGTATTGAGAAAACTCTCTCAGCATTAAATGGAAATGTAAATCCCTGTACCTTACCGCCCATCCAACTACCTCCGGCTTCTTCAATCCATTTCTTTGCTTCAGCATAGGACTTCTTATTAAATTGTACTTGAGGAAGTTTTAAAACATTGTCCTCAAGCGTGCAGTGCATGAGGATTTCCTCCACACTCCATTTACTTCCCGAATCATCCTTATTGCGCTTGTTGTTCTGCTCCAGTTCGTCACACCCCAACAGACGGTTCAACGACTTCTGCACTTTCACACTTATTTCTGCCATCCTTGACATCCATTGCAGGATTGCAGTCATAAACTCCAAATCCACATGTCCGGTCTCATCGTAAATGTTTTCCCGGTCTATCAATTCCGGAAGGTTATCCATGAACATGAAGCTACCATACAACGCTTCGATTAAATTCTTTTTTCTGTTCGTCATAACTTTTCTGTAAATAAATTCTTGTCGTATCAATACTTCCGTGTCCCAACAGGTCTGCCAACTGTACCACGTCATTGTTCTTTTTCAGATACATTTTAGCGAAGAAATGCCGGAAAGCATGAGGATGCATCTTGCTTCTATCTATTCCGCACTTATCGCCCCAGTCTTTCATTGACTGGCACAAGCTTCTCTGTGTCAACCTTCCGCACTTACCTACTGCGACATATCCAGTCTTGTGACTCTCCTTTACGTATGCTTTTACTTCCGCCTGTAACTGCCTGCTGAAAAAGAACCTCCGGTACTTGTTTCCCTTTCCCTTTAGAGTGACTTCGCCGGAAAGGATGTCCTCCCATTTGAATTGAAAGAACTCGCTTACCCTCGCCCCGGTTGTAGCCAGTATCTTGATGAAGAAGTACCTGTCCCTGTTAGGACAAGTTTTCAAATACTCAAGCAGCCTGTTGTATTCGGCTTCTGTCGGAACATTCTCCGTATTCAACTCCTTTTTGAACTTTGGGCGCTTCAACTCTATCGGCTTCTTCATCCATTTGCTGAAACGTTCAAGTGCGGTAATACGTAGGCGTATTGTTCTGGGAGACAAACCCTCATCCTCCAGCATCCGCACAAAACGCTTGTAATTGTCAACCGATACCTCGTTGGCGTATTCGAAATATTTCTTAATTGAAAAAGAATATATTTCCAGAGTGTGTGGAGAGTAATCTTCATCCTGTGTAAGGTAATAGATAAAATCGTTCATCAGTTTCATATTCTTTTCAGAAACATCGCTTAGCTTCTCCAAAGGTTTAACGGTTTTCTCCTTTCGTGTACGAGAGTACCCAATACCAAGATAATTAAGGAACCCACATAGAGCATCTTTAATGTATGGCTTATCAGATAATTCAACTGCATTTTCTCTGATATAAGCCTTGTATCCTTTACGGTTTACCTGATAATCACTTTCAAGGAATAACTTTACAGCTTTAATGCTTTTACCAATAACTTCATAGCTTTTATCGGTACTATACAAGTGGGATACGTATTCTATAAATATTTTTTTATTTACGTCTTCCATATCAGTTCCATCTTTGAGGCCGGTTGTTTATTCTCTCTAGGTAGGATGCAATTCTTTTTTCAGGATCTTCACCGTCACGTACAAATATTCGAGTATGGCTTTTATCACCAGGAATTGTAACGTACCTTCCAGTCTTTTCCCTTTCACGCTGTTGCGCAACTTTCAATTCCGTTCCAGTAGGATTCTTTTCCAAGTCCACCTTTCGTGGTACAATAGGATCTTCTGAGTCTATCATAATTAAGCAGATATAGCCTTTGCAATTATTTCTGCGCTGGCGAGTTTAACGGATAAGATATTGATTGCTCTCGTAGTATCTTCAGTATTAAGATTGACGATAGATGGTATCTCCATCGTCCTCATCACTTCATTAAGCATTTTCAGTAACTCTGTCTGACGCAAATAGTCTATCTTGATTTTCCGGAAACGCTTATCCTTTTCCTGGAGTTCCTCTTCCCTCTTGTCGAGCTGGGCACATCCAAACTCACACATAGTTCTTGCCAGTTCCAATTTCGAAATGACATCAGAGTGTTTAAGATTATGTTTATCAAAAACTCTCTTTATTGACCAGTACAGAACATCAAGATGCTTTTGTATATCTTCCAGAAAGATGTCATTTGCGTCTGCGAAGAATGTACACTTATCCCCTATCACTTCGTTCACCATTCTTTCGTACTTTCTTCGTACTATCTCAACTTTGTTAATCAGTTGCTTTGTTTTCATTCGATATAGAGGTGATCTTTTTATAGTTTCTACAGCTTCAACCACTTGCCCTATTACTATATCATTGGTGAATAGCACATTGTAGGTACAGCCTATTACCATAGCTTCATTTTCTTCTATGATTTTATTTACTTCTTCCTTTGTCATTTTTTTTATTTTTCTGATGATTAAATACTCTGGTTCACCTTTGCGAAGATTATTCAAGGTTTCTTCGTTTACTTCTGCTTCGGTTAACCCATTGACTGTTGTATATTGGGGTATTTTGTATTTGTCACGCAGCCCTCCTGATCAGTCCAATATTGCTGTTTATCAGATTTATGATTTCATCGTGTTTCGGTGTGTTGCTGTTGCATACCCCGCGGCTCTGCACGACCTTGAATGTCTTCAGGTTGAGCTCTATTGTCTCGATACGGTTCCCGTCCTTGTCCTTTGCAGACAGTATAAGGCTTTCCTTCTTCTTGTAGTATTCGCAGGCATATACACAGTGATGCATAGCCTTACCTTCCTCTGCCATTTCCGCTACGGACTGTACGACCGTTATAACGATATGTTCATTACCGAAACATATACCGAAGAAACGGCCTTTTTCCTGTGCGTAGGTTTTTTCCCAGCCTTGGGCTTCCCTCATTCTGTCAATCTCCCTCTGTCTTTCTTCCTCACGGTTCCTTCTCTTCAGGAGCTTGTCATGTTCAGCTTTTAAATCGGCCGGACAGACATATTTAGCGTTGTGTGTATCGAGGTGAAAATACAGGAGCATGTGTATGTAGTCAATCCATAAGGAAGCATCCTTTACGATATAACCGTTTCTGTTGCATATTCTGATTGATGGTTTCACTTCTTCTGGTATACCTCTCACGCTCTTTTGATACAGAAGGTCGTACTGCTTCGTCTTTATGAGCATTTCGGCTTCGTTGTCTGTCAGCAACATGACTGCAAGGCTGCTTGCAGAAACTCTGTTACAACGGAAAGTGAATCCGTTTCTCTTCAGTTTAGGGATGATTCTTCTTACAGGATAAACAAAAGCAGAATTGATATCGTATCTGTCAGGGCTATATGAATATCTCAGTCTTACCTTTCCCTTATCCTTTATGCTCATGGGCTTTTTGAAGTCCCACGCATCATAAATATGAGGTATACACTTGCATGGTCTAGCCACAACGTATTCCTTTCCGTCTTCTGATATCCAGTTCTGCACAGCTTCGTTAATATTGAAGTATGGCTCATGCCCTCCGGATATGTTATCAGATACCTTGTACATCTGCCTTTCAATTATGAAGTGGCGAAACACCTGGAATCCCATGCATGTCGTTGCTATCGTGAAGTACCAACGCTCTATAGATTTTCGTTTCCGACTGTTTTCCAATTTTAAGTGTGTCCCACAATACGGACATACAGTTTCGTCTCCTACGATGTCTATACCAAGAGGAGATGATTTCTTTTCGTGAACCATTCCACATTTCATGCACCATACTTCTCCTTTATGGTAATAACCAATTTTTTCGAAACAGGTATCTTTAGCCCACTGTTTCTGTTTTTCAGTGATTGCCGGTAGTTTACTGCTAAGTTCAACTACCAGCTTTTCCCGTTTTGTCCTTGGTTTCATATCTCACCAAATAATGAAAGTTGCAGACTATTATCTTCCCCTCTCTTGCGCTTCTGTTGTGGCTTAGCCAGCGGCTTCGGTTGTTCGACCTTTGTCGGCTTTGGAACTGAAGACACAACTTCCACACGTTCCTGCACTTTATCCACTTTGATATCGTCCTCATCGTAGTAATGCACTGCCCAGCCATACACGGTTGCATCGTCTATACCAACAGCATTGCCGCCTGCTGCCAGCTTTCGTGCCCTGGAGTAAATATACTTACAGCATTCCTTGATGCTCTTGTTTGCTTTCTTATAGGTCTCGGCAAAGAGAGAATCAGTCTTTGCACGATTCTCCAGATACGTCTGGATTGTTGTTTCAAAATTTGACATAATTGAAGTGGTTATTTGGTTAAAGATTATTTTCTTCTCGTATCACCATTAACATGGATGATATTAAACATCTCCTTGCAGCGGTCAGCTATGTATATACCATATCGTGCCGGGATGTCATTTAATTCAAGGTTAGTGGTAGCATGTGTACAGTATTCGTACCTGAACTCATACCGAAGCTGAAGGACGGTCTGAATTACGTTCAATCCGGTCCCGAAGTGCTTTGCATCCGAAGGTTCACGTCCAAGCTCATCAATACATAGCCCTGAGGCGCATTCTCGTTGCACGTAGCGAATCATTCCATCAATTCCTTGTTCCGCATAGCGTAGCGAGATTTCAGCGGCAGAAACGAACGCAAAGCCTAAATCTTTCCGGCTAAAAGCAAACGCATATCGGTTTACCAGACTTTCGTACTTCTGCAGCCCTTTCATGAGCGTGGACTTTCCTGTACCTATCGGACCGCAAAGCAATATGCCTTTGTTCGGATCAAGGCTACCCTTCATCATTCTGCCAGCTCTCTCCCAAACCCACCGATATAGCGCATCAAGTGTTTTACGATTTCTGTCATCAATAATGAAATCAGGAGATACACTGCACATACATTCCACAAGTTTAGTTTTCCAAAATGCTTCTGCCCGTCTGGCATCACAAATCGATTGCTTTGAGCACTCCTGTCGTTCCGGAATCCGTACTTGACTGATTATCTCCCTTACGGTTTTCAGATTGTTTTCCATGCTGATATTGTTTTGCTTGTTCGTCCATTATCCAAAGATTTGCCTTGCTGTCCCAACGCTCAATCTTTGCTCCGTTAGT